AGCAGATACAACAGGGACAGAATATTCAACCGCAAGGCCACGAAGTTCTTCAGCAATCGATTTGACATAGGTATAGGAATTAATGCTAGCACCAGGTTTAATACGAGCAGAAGTGCAGATATTAAGATAGTCAATAAAGATAATATCAGGTCTGAAGTTGCGTTTAAGATGAAGTTCATTTAACAAAGTCCTAAAGTGTGTGGCCGATGCAGATGCAGTTGGATACTCTTTGATGATCAATTTACCCGTTGTCTTACTACGTACACGAGCAACTTTCTTATCATATGCATCTTTAGACAAAGTGGCCAATTCATCAACTTTGACATTGAGAAGATTTGCATCTATACGTTCAGCAATCTTCTCTTCTGCCATTTCTAATGTGATGTAAAGTACGTTTTTACCCTGTACCAAACAACCTGCAGCAACATGACACATGAAAAGAGACTTACCAACACCTGTTCCTGCCAATGCGATATTGAGAGTCTTGGATGGAAGTCCTCCTTTGGTGATTTTGTTGAAGTAATCGAGGTCAAATGGAATACGTTCTTCCTTTCTATGATAGAATTCATATCGTTCATCCGAATTTTCTAGGTAATCATGTCCAATAGATGTGTCGAAACTTACAGCGAGTGCATCAGAAAGAATCTTTGGTATCGCACCTTTCTCATGAGCCTTGTCTTTTCCATCCAGTATCGATATTGAGTTGAGGACGGCATTGTAGATAGCCTTTTCCTGACAAAACTTTTCCGTCTTGTTGATGAGCCACTGTTCATCACTGTTCTTAGTGTCAAGTCTACGTAGCTCTTCCACATAATCTTCACACTTTTCCACCTCTTCATTTGTGATATTTCTCTTTTCCTTGATGGAAATCGAGATTGCTTCAACAGAAGGAGGTTTATTGTATTCCGCCGCAAAGGAGGAGACTTCAGTAAAGATATGCTTATCGACACCATGGAAATAGTCCTTGTTTAAAAAAGGTAATACTTTTCGGAAATATTCTTCATTAAATATCAGATTCCTCAGTATAAGCTGTTCCATTCTCATCAAGTTGTTCCTGCATCCCATTAGAAATAATTTCAACCAACATTTCACCAATAAAGTTCTTGAAGTCTTCGTCTTTCTCCAATTTCTTTGGTTTGATCTGGTAGGATTCTATCACATCGAACTCAAAATGTAAATAGGCCTGGTCATCTTTTTCTTCAACTTTTACTTTGCCGAACTTGAAAACGACCCCATCATAGGGATCGTTTAAAAGTTTAATGTGAACGGAGTCTGTATCTTCTTTTGGATACAGGTATACAAAATCAATTCCTTCAATCATTTTTTTTTGCCCTAGTTTATTAATTTGCCGCGGTTAAAAACTGTGATATACAATATCTCCCAAAACCCGGATTATCCTCTTCCATTACAACCTTAGAAACTTCATGTGAATAATGTGATGGCATGTATATCACCATGTTATTTTCTATAGGTATAGAGATGTTCCAATCATTCAAGATGAAATCTCCCCCTGTAAATGATTTTGGTTCCCTAAAAAAATATCCGAGTATAGTTAAATTGGAATAATCCTTATGTGATTCATAATAATCACCATTTCCATAATATGACAATAATGCTGATATATTAATTGGTCTAGTCAACAAATTGAAATGAGTATAATGATTCATAAGCGTATTTACCATGTCATAAGAATATAACTTGGTAAATGCTTTAATTATGTTGGACTTTTCATACGGGTTTTCATTTCCATATATTTCGTTAAGAAAGGCTCCCTTATTCTTCTTTTTCAGATAACCATCATCTCGTAACGCCGATTTAGTTTCAGAAGCATTCAATAGCATCGGTTGCAAAACGTCGATTTCTTTCCAAATCAAATCAAGTTCAGTGGGACTAAAACAGTTCTTGACTATAACAACTTGAGGTTTTTCCGGAGAATCATCTAAAGTTTGAATTTCACTCATTTGATTCGTCCAAATCTTTTGGCATAATATCCGTTGATGCAACACGGTATTTGTTTTCAATAAAATCTCTGAATGATTTCTGCTTTAGAATCGGTAACCAGAATTCCTTTGTGTCAGTGTCGGATTCGCGACACTTCTTTTCCTCCACTTCACCGGTTTCAACATTTACTTTAGAGTACCATCCATTAGAAGGCTTGATAACATGTCCAGATTCCAGAGCAATATCCAAAAGACCAGACCACTTACTGATACCACCATCAAAAGATACGGTAACAGGAATCTTAGATTTTTCTTTGACATACCTTGACTTCTCTACATTGATAATAAAGTCATATCCAACAATTTCTTTACTATCTTTTGCTTTGTCTTGTTGTCTTCCAATGATAAAGATATTATCAGCTGAGTAATAAGAACCAGTTCCACCACCAACAATATCTTTGGGGTACATACCGATTTCTTTGTATGTATGATTAACCACAATCATAGGAATGTCTTTGAGTGACAGATGAGGAGTTACCATACGGAACAATGACTTAACCTGTTTGGCACGACTCATATCTGCAACAGACTTTTCATTAAGTGCATCTTCAACTTCTTTCTTTGATGCCAAATTACCAATTGAATCCACAACAATGATTAATCGATCACCCCGTTCTAGATTCGTCAACTGATTCATAATATCGAATTTAAGTTGCTCAATGTCTGTAATAGGAGTATGGAGAACTCTATCTGTGTCAATGCCAAAAGAGTCAAAATAAGACTGTGGAGTACCAAACTCAGAATCATAAAATAGAAGAGCCGCATCTTCATATTTCTCCAGATATGATTTAGCCATCAATAGACTAAATGCTGTTTTAAAGTGTTTACTCGGACCTGCCCACATAGTAAGACCAGGAGTAAGGCCTCCATCTAACTTACCAGACAATGCCACATTGATAATGGGAATTGCAGTAGGAATCATGTCTTTGTCGGTAAAGAACTTTGACTTTGACAGAATTGCAGAATCTTTAATACTAGAATTCTTTTTGATTTTATCTAAAATACTCATTTGTCACCTTAACTAAAAAAATCATCTAACGAACTTGTCTTCTCTGTCTTCCAACCCATACAATCTAGAATAATCTTGATTGGTTCTAAGAATGCCTTATCAAATTGTAAATCATAATCAATATAGTTGTCAAGACCCATTTCTGTGGGCAGTTTAGATGGATATGAAATGACAGTATCTTTAAGTGGGTTTGGCATCTTGAGATAAGTGAACTTCAACTTTTCACCTTCTTGAATCATCGGATATTGTTTATCCAGATTCATTTTCTTCAATAACATATTATATAGAATCGCACCCTTGACATGAATTGGAGTGCCCTTCTTGTACAATGAAGAAGGGTCGGACCACTTACCCAAACCATTCAATCCTCTAGGGAAAGAAATCTCTTCGGCCGGCAATTCTCTGAAACTATTACGAAAATCTTCAATAAAATTCTGCACATCAGTTTCGGTACCATTCATCATCAATTGAATGGTTTCTTTCATCTTCTCACGAATTGCAGATGGTGTTGAAGACTTGATCATTTCAAGACCCATCACTTTCATCTTTGGCTCTTTGTATTGCACACCTTCATTATTATACACATTCAAAATGTATCGCTTCTTGGCAGTCCAAACACCTTTGTTTGCCAAGGCCTCACGTTTCATTTGCATTTTTTGGGAGTATGCGTTAACGTAAGTAGCAAGTTCTGCGTAACTTCTGTCAATGTACGGTTCAATTTTATCTTTACAGATTTTGTCCATGAAGGCGATAACTGATTCAGCCGACTTGTTCGGTTGAATGAATCTGTCCACAACCGGACCAAGATTGAGATAAATTGAGTCCGTATCCGATGCAATAACATAATCACCATTTGTCTCCAAAATTTTGTTCATGAAATCATTAATTTTACCTTCAATCCATCGAATAGATAACTGTCCTGCGGTAGTTACACCCAATGCCATACGCAAATCATAGAATCTGAAATACTGTGATCCAAGAGCACCATATGCAGAGTTCAAACCGACTTTCTTGGCCAACTGTAGATTGTCATATCGTGCAATCTTCTTGGTCAATTCATATTTCTTGCTCTTGTCAGTCTCATTTTCATATTCTTGCTTTGCGGCAAGCATCATCTTTTTGAACTTCTTACGATCTTCATACATTTCTTCCAACATCTTTGGCAAGAAACCTTGAATGTCAGTTCTAAAGAATTGTCCATTTGGAGTGAGAGTAGCACCATCAAGTCCATCTGTAACAATTTGTTTCTTTAACATTTTATCGACGGTTACACCCTGAGACAGGATGTTTCGCATCACGGGAGTATAATTTTCCGGATCAATAAGAGTTTCCGGTGAAATATTATACTGCATCATCAAATGTGGATACAGACTGTTTAAGTCGAATGATGCAACCCAATGATGTAATCCAACTTGAGGCTCTTTTACATAAGCACCCTCAAAGGCAGCATCCTTCTCTTTAACGACTCTTGGGGGAACGATAATGTTCTTCTCCAACAAATAAGAATATGTCAGAGAATCCCACATTCTTGTCTGTGCAAAGATATCCTCATAGTTGGTCTTTGTATCATATGCCAGAGTCAAACCAAGTTCCAGAAGTTTTAACTTGTCTTCTAAACGAAGAATAAGCTCAACGTCTTTGATGTTGTATTCGATATACTTTTGGAAATTATATTTGTAGAGAGTGTGCAAACTGCCATACTCTTCGTATGACAACTTTCTATCACCGAGTTCTACATTGGCAATATTATCTAGTCGATATGATTCTTGAGATT